TCAAATTAGCAAATTTTACTCCTAAACAGAAATTATTTTTAGAATTTACAAAAACTTATCGCTATATTTTGTATGCTGGAGCAGTTGGAAGTGGAAAAAGTTACGCCTTGAGATGGATTATGCTTTATTGGCTCCTTTACTGGGGAGCAAAAGGATATAGAAATGTTCAAGGAGGCTTGTTTTGCAGAACATACCCAGAATTAAATGATAGGCATCTCAAAAGAATTAAACAGGAATTTCCTGATTGGCTCGGCACTTATTACGAGCAGAAGCACGAATTTCATTTGCATGAAGATTACGGAGGAGGTATTTTGATGTTTAGGAACCTTGATGAACCCGAAAAATACAGGTCTGCGGAATTTGCCATTGTTGGAGTTGACGAAATAACGCAAATTCCGAAGGAAACCTTTGATTTGCTTGTCGAAAGGAACAGATGGCCAGGAATAGAAAATCCGAAATTTTTAGCAGTATCTAATCCAGTTGGAGAATTTTCAAACTGGGTAAGAGAATTTTTTGTAGAAAAAACATCAAAAGATGAAAGATGCAAGGAGGCAGGATATTTGAAAGCAGAAATAGGTGATAATCCTTATTTGCCAGAAAACTATTACGAAGAGTTGGCAAAAGGAATGGATGAGCCGTTGAAAAAGGCATTGCTTCAGGGTGACTGGTATGCCTTGGAAGGGGTGATGGACGAAAAGGGATATTTGCCTTTATTGACATCATTGCAACTCCAGAATTCAATCATAGATATTGACATCCGGAATTTTCACAGGCCGGTCATAGGAATAGATCCTGGGGCGGGAGGAGACGAAACCGCAATAGTTTTGAGGGATAATTTTGTTGCGAAAGTTCTTTTTAACAAGAGGCTTTCAGACACTATGCAAATACTTCCACTTTTGGGCGATTATATTGCGAAATACCAGCCTTTCGCAATTGTTATAGACATTACGGGGATAGGAAAGGGAATTTATGACAGGTTGAACGAGATAGGCCTATATCAGGAACTCCATGGGGTTCAGTTCGGGCAAAAATCGAGCCATCCCGAGAGGTTTTTCAATAAGAAGGCCGAGTTGTACTGGAAAATGAGGGAATGGATACTCACAAGCGGGAAGCTTTTAAGAGATGATGCTTGGAACGAGATCTTGACCTTGAGATACAAAGAACACTCGGATAGGGTTATAAAGTTTCAATCAAAAGAGGAATTGTTGAAAAAGGGAATAAAATCCCCCAATGTAGCAGATGCTTTGGCTTTAACTTTTGCGATAGATTTATCCGCAATGATGGAACTTGACAAAATAAAAGAATTTATGGTAGAATAAGCGTGAAAATCATTTATGGAAAGCGAAAAACTTGATTTAATAAAAAATGATGTTTTGCAACTCCTGAAACAGATTTATAAAGAGGAACTCATACTAAAAGAAGCAAAGATTGACTTAAGAGGAGTAAATCTGATTTTCGATTGTCAGGCAAAAGAAGCAAAAGCAAAAATATTGGGGAAAAAAGGAAAACACATTCAATTGGTGAGAAAGATTGTTAAACTGTTCGGTTTTATGAATTATCGGGCGAACATTAACGTCTTCCTTTTGCCGGATGTTGAAAGACTTCAGCAACCTTCTGGTGGCGAGGATAACTAAAAAGGAGATTTTATTGAACAATCCGTCAATGCTTAGGGAATTTGAGGCGGATGGCAAAAGGTTTTATGTTCTGAAGGAGGAATTCTTCCATCTTTTGAAGAACGTTTTGGCGCAAAGGATTATGCAAAGGGCATACGAGCAGAAATACTATATCTATTCGGAAATTGTTTACAGGGAAACTGCCGACGCCTTGTATGCAGTAGCACTTGTTCATCCGAGATGGATAGGAAAATTGAAATGTCTATTGAGGCTTCCGAGCATTACGCCAGAAGAGTTTCAAAAGAGAGCAATTGAAAAAATAAACGAATTCGAATTCAAACCCGTCTACGTCGAAGAATTCAAAGAAGCCAAAAATGCAAGACAAACTTGAACTTTCCCTAAAGGATTTGACAGAGTGGACGGAACAGGAAATTTTGGAGGACATAAGGGAGAAATTTAACGATAGCCAACAGGCATTTAGAACGAAAAAAATTTATTGGACTGAATACATAAAACTTTACCTCAATCAGGAAAGAAAAAAGGTTGGAGATTTATTGGTTGGTTCAAATCTTTTGTTTACGCAATTCCACGAAAACTATTCTGCAATTGACAATGATGAAATGCTTGTAAGTTTTAAAGCAAGAATGCCAAAAGACGAAGAAAAAATTATTTATACAAACGCAGTTGCTAAATTTGATTTTGATGAAATGAATATGGGAATGATACATAGAGAACTTAACTGGAATATAATTTTTTTTGGTACGGGCATTTTAGATGTTTCGCAATACGATACAAAAAGAAAAGTTGTTTTGCCTTCAGTTCAATCTCCATTTACTTTTTTCATTGACAAATACGCAAATACTATTGATGATGCAAGATACGCTGGAAGATATATTTACAAGACTTATTACGAACTTATAAACGATAGCAGGCTTGATCCTGAAAGAATTAAAAAGATTGTTGGATCAAGTTATCCTGCTTCAATGGAAAAAACAGTACTGGAAAGAAAAGCAAAAAATATACTTCTTGAAGGACTTTATACACAAGAGCCTATTCATTCACAGGCTTATCTTGAACTTTTGGAATGGTATATGTATGCTAATGGTAAATTATGGGTTGTATGGACTGATAACAAAATTTCAACAATTTTAGGCTTTCAAAAAGTTGATTACAAAGATAAGGGGAACGGGGAAAGCAAAATTCCTTTTGTGGTTTATTACTATCAAAAAACACCATTTGGTTTTTGGGGAATTGGACTTCCTGATATTTTAGAAAACTCTCACAGAATTTTGGTTTATCTTTCGAACTTAATGCTTCAAGGAATAAGAATTGACGCAACGCCACAATTTTTAGTTAATTTACAAGCAGTTTTAAATCCTAAAGATTTAATGACAAGAGAAATTAACAAAATTGTTTTCACAAAAGTTCCTCCTCAAGGACAAATAGCGCCATTTCCCAAAACCCAAGCGGTTTCCAATGATGTTTTGGCCTATTACCAGATGATCGTCAACGAGGCATTGGGAGCGGCAGGAAGCCAAAGAATTTTGAGGGGCTCTTTAACATCAGTTAAAAAAACTGCAACAGAAGTAGCAATGGCAAAAGCCAAGCAAGATATGTTGATGTCAAGCATAATGAGAAACATAGTGGCGGGGGAAAAGGATTTCTGGTATAGGTGGCTGAAAAGACACCAAAGATTCATGAAGGAGAACGATTATAAACTCGTGGAGATGCTTGGTTCTTATGGAGCGAGCAAGTTTGTTGAAGTTAGCAAAAGACAATTCATTCCCGAGGTTGATCCTTCAATTGAAGTTGTCTCATCCTTAGTAGCAGAACCACAAAAAGTTGTAAGAAGAAGGGATTTGGCAGAAACAATTCCAGTTTTAGCACAAATAGGAGGGAATGTAAAATACGCCGTTAGGAATCTCTTGAGGGATATGGATTTCACGCCAGAACAGATTGATCTGTTGCTTCCTCCGTCTCCTCATCAATTAAAAGCAAGACAGGAAAACGAATACCTGAAAGAGGGAGTTTGGATTGACATTGACGAGAACGACAATGACATAGAGCATATTGAAGAGCATTACAAAATTGCGGAAAACGATGTGGTAAAATTGCACATAGAGGCCCACTTGATGAACTACATGAGGAAACAGGGATTACAGGAAAAAAGCAGGTTGTTGGAGGGACAAACGCGAGAAGGAATGGAGGCGCCAGAGATACAACAGCCGGAGGAGGTCCAGAAAGAATTGGTCCAAGAGGTTCCAACTGAAATGGTCCAATCAATGGTCGGTCAATTAATGCCGCAAACTCCGGAAGGAATTAAATAGACAATGCCACTCTCAAAGCGCGGCAAGGAAATACTCAAGAAATTCCAAGAACAATACGGAAAGGAGGAGGGAAAAAGGTTTTTCTACGCCTCGATTGTCAAGGGGATCATTCCCCACAGCAAGGTAACAAAAGGTAAAGGTAGCGGGAAATTGGAGAAAGCCATCAGGACACACCAAAGAAAAAGAAAAAAATAATGGAGGAAAAGGTTTTGCTCGAGGAATATTTCGGAAAGCAGTTGAGGGAATATCTTGCTGACAATCCGGAAAAAGCGCAGGAACTTTATTTGAGATTAAAGTCATTGTCGTCGTCAGAGGAGTGGAGGGTTTTTCAGAAAATCATTGAGGACACGAGGGAAAGGGTCATCCAGAACTTTGAGAATTCGCCGACGCAACTGGAAACATTGGTTGCCTACAGGGAAAGCCTGTCCGCTCTTGATTTTTTGAAAAACCTGCCCGAAAATCTCATGAGAGTCATTGAGCTGGAATTCATAAACTTGACAGGGTCGTAATTAGGGTGTATAATAAAGGAAAATGGCAAAGAAAAAGGAAGAAACAATCCAACAAGAGGGTTCAACCGTACAAGAGACAAAGAAAGTTGTTTATCCTAATATCAGAGGCGGGATTTGCGAATTCTGTGGAGTTCCCGCGAAGGAATGCGAGCATTACAAGGACGTTTTCTACAACAACCAGTTTTACTGCCTTTGCGGAGGACACAGGTTTCAGTCCACTTTTAACCAGTCAATCTACAAGTATGTTGAGGAATGGAAGGCTTGGATATGTAATTCAGAGGGCTGCAGAAGGCAAGTGGAATTGAGAGGTGGATACGCAAAGCCAGAAATCCTTCAGTTTTACCTTTAATAGTCGTTAATTACTTCCCTTTCCTGTCTGCTCCCGGGCAGGAGAGCGTAAGACAATGGGCGAAGAACAAATTCAACAACCTAAAAAAGAGGATCAGGTTCAAGGGGAAGAGGTTCGAGAAGATTCGAAAGAGGAAGAGGGTCCTGTAGTCAAGATTTTGAGACAGAAACTTGAACAAGAAATCAGAGCAAGGAAACAAGAGGAGGAAAAAAGAAAACAATTGGAAGAAGAGCTTGCGAAAGCAAGGGAACTTCTGAATGTTTCCGATATAGGAAGTTTGATGCAGAAGGTCGAAAGATTGGAACTTGAGAACATAGTTGCTAAGAAGTATCCGGAGTTGTCGGACGAAATCGAGAACATCTTGCAGTTTAGAAGGGCAGGTGAGACAATCGAGGATACGATTTTGAGGTATATCGGCAAAAAGACAATCGAAAACAGACCATCTCAAATAGGATTTTCTTTGGGTTCGAATAAATTAACCTCTGCTCCATCAGAACCCAAAGGCGAGGCTCTAACTAAAGAACAAGCGGAACAGCTCTTTAAACAACTGTACTACCCAGAGGAATAGTTCAGATTGGTGATATAGGTCATCGGGTTTCTGGTGGAAATGTAGTAAAATGGCTACGACAACTACTTCTAACCTTGAGGCTGCACAAAAAGCCTTGGGCATTTATTATGACAAAGTTGTTATAGAATCTCTTCAACCAAATCTTTATTTTGAGCAGTTTGGCACTATCGTTGGAGTTCCCCAAGGCAATTACACTTCAAGATTTTTCACGTTCAATAAAATCGCAACGTCTTCCGTAACTTCCCTTACGGAAGGAACTCCTCCAACCGCAATCGCTGTCTCCGTTAATGCCATTGACACAACTCCAACCCAATACGGAATCAATGTTGAACTCACGGACTTGGTTGCCTTAACCGCTGTTTTTGATTTGATAAACACAACCCTTGTCGAGGTTGGTAAGGCAATGGCAAGAAAAATTGATGAGGTTATTCAAACAGTTGTTAATGCTGGAACAAATGTTATTTATGCGGGAAATAAGACATCAAGAAGCGCTTTAACTGCTACAGATTTATTTGATGCTGACTTAGTAAGAAAAGCAGCTGCTAAATTAAGAAAGAATGCTGCCCCTGAATTTTCACAAAGGGGTGGTGGTTATGTTGCTATTACTACACCTGAAGTAGTTTTTGATCTTAAATCCAATACATCTGTTGGTCAATGGCTTGATATGCACAAATATGCCGCTCCTGAAAATCTCTTTAATGGCGAGGTTGGCTCAATGGATGGAGTGAGAATTGTTCAATCTCCTAATGTTATAACTTTCTCTTCGACAGTTACGGTCCATCCTACAACTTTCATTGCTGCTGATGCTTATAGAATTTCTTACTGGTTAGCAAACAAAGTAAATACCTATGTTCTTCCTCCTGAAAGCAACCTTTCTGTCTCTAACCCATTGGGTCAGAAAGGTTCTGTTGGTGCTAAAACCAACATTGGTGTGGCACGAACACAGGAGGAAAGACTTGTAAGAGTAGAAAGTGCAGCATCCGCTTTATAGTTTGATTGAGATTAGCGGATGGGCGGTCTTTCCTTAACAGGACAGGGTGGGGTTGCTCCCTGCCCTGTCCGCAAATTAAAAACTGTTCAATATGACCTTACAAAAAATATTTGACAAAACAAGGAGATTGACAAATACTACGGCTGCAACCCTATCAGATTCCAGGCTTTTGGATTTGACAAATGAGACCTATCTTGATATTCAAAGAAGATTAGCGCAGGAAGAAATAGAAATTTTCGGAACAATCAAAAAAACTGATTTGGTTGCAGGACAAGCAAACTATCAAT